CACGGTAGGCGATGACCGTAAATCAAGCAAACCAAGTAAATGCAAACGATGAACGTTTCGCATTAGCAGCCTAAACGCTGCTTAGGGTTTCGGTGGGTTTCCTCGTAACAGAATAACCCACCACTTCAATAGCCTTTATTCAAGGCACACATTACATAATTGTTGAGACTTCTATAGTCTAGTGAATACTCAATTGGAAAGGAGAAAAAATGATAGCAAGAACATTCCTCATTGGAATGATATTGTCAAGTATCATTTTAATATTGGCTTCAATTCATGTTGACACAAGGTCTATTCTGCCAATGAAGGCGCCATTCAAGGCATTGAATCCGGTCGCTCAAGAGCAGATTTCCTGCCTTGCTGAAAATGTTTATTTTGAAGCCGCACACGAACCAAAAGATGGTAAGATAGCGGTTGCCTTTGTCACTTTGAATCGACTCAGATCGGGCAACTATGCTGATAGCATTTGCGGTGTTGTAACACAGAAGACAAATGGCGTTTGTCAATTCTCATGGTATTGTGACCCGACTGTTACCAAACAGCGCTTGACAATTAAGAACACTTCGTTGTATAATGAAATCTTAGAAATGTTGACATATCTTTATTTGAATCTTCATCGTATCGATGATGTTACAAATGGGGCAACATTTTATCACGCTGACTATGTAAATCCTGGTTGGCAATTGAAAAAGGAAAAGCAAATTGGAAGACACATCTTCTACAAACGAAACGGAGATCAAATTGACAGAAACAAAACCATTATACCGAGCTAATCGTGATTTGATTACAATCATGGTCGCACTTACGATTGTTTCTTGCACCGCAATCGTTGGCATAATCATCTATAATCTGAATGATCGGAACAACATGGCAAAAAATATTGAAGCTGCGATTGCTAAAGGTGTTGATCCGTTGTCTGTAAAGTGTGCGTATGAAACGAATCCCAATTCTGTTTGTATTGCACATTCTCTTAGTGGTAAAAAATAATTTTTTGAGGATATATCATGTCTAAGTATACTTTTATTTCGGAAGACGATTTGACCTCTAGCAAGCTTACGCTTGAATTTGAGGCTCTATCTCTTGACGAATTGCTTCCTCGCTTTGAAGATTTTCTTCGTGGTTCTGGTTTTGTGTTTGATGGTTACATCGGCATTGTTGATGAAGAACCCGAGCTCGTAGACCTTGAATTTGATGATGTTGGTGAAAATGTTTTTTCGAATATGGTTAGCGAGTTGAAGTCTTGTTCTCGTTGTGGTCTAAGCAGAAATGATTTGAATACAAATGTGTGTTTGGACCAAAATTGTCCAATGACGAAAGTAGATTTGCAGAGTAAGAACGATGCCGACCAAGGATGAAATGAAAAAGTTTGCATTTGCGATTGATAGTATGGTCGCAAATACAGACTACACATATCTTGAAGCTATTGTAGAATACTGTAGAGAAACTGGACTAGAAGTTGAGGTCGCTGCGTCACTTATCAATTCTAGCTTAAAATCTAAGATTGAATCAGAGGCGATGGATCAAAATATGTTGAAAATGAAAGCATCGAAACTACCAATATGATTACAGGTTATGAAGCGTTTGGCATTTTTCAAGCACTAAAACTTCATTTCACAACTGACTCATACGATTTCTTTAAGTATAACGGAAAGAGCAGAATTTCCGTTGAATCTTTTGAGAATCGTAAAGACAAGTATCATTTTTATAAACTTTCACGGCGATTGCCCAATAAAGATGAATTGATTTTGTTTATTGTAGCCAATCTGTTGCACAATGAAAACCTGTGGGTTGGTGATCTTCTGACCGAAGAATCTGAGATGATATACCGAGAGCGTCAAAAAATTCTTCAAAGCCTTTCTTACACTTTTGAAAATGAATGTCTTAAACTCTTTGATGGCATCGACAATCCAAACGCTTTGTTGCAAAGTGACGGCGGTGACTATCCGGTTCTGTTGACGAAGACTTTGCAGAAACAGGTGCAAATTGAAACCTTGTGCATACTGAATTCGTTGTTGAAGTTCTTTCCGATGTGGTCGAAAAAAATTACTGACACAATTCGTTGGCCAGACTACCGAAGAAAAGTTGAAAAGTATGCCGCATTTTTGTCGTTTGATGATGTAAAATACAGGTCTATTTTGAAGAAAGTTATAAATGAAAGTGAAAAAGCTATATCTTGATATGGATGGTGTTTTGGCAGATTTTGATAAACGATATGTTGAATTGTTTAATGAGTCTCCTGCCGATTCAAGGAACAACAAAAACTTCAGCCCTAACTGGAGTGCTTTTGTTAAGGGTTCAAACTTTGCTACACTAGAGAAGTTTCCTGGTGCAGTAGAGCTTTTGGAGTTTGTTAGGATGCTTGAAGATAAATTTTCAGTAGAAGTGGAAATTCTCTCTTCTAGTGGCGGTGAAAGGTATCATCAACAAGTATCAGAACAAAAAAATGAATGGTTGCTTAAAAACGGACTTGATTATGCTCGTAATTTTGTTCCAGGCCGCCGATTCAAAAAAGAGTATGCAACACCAGAAACTATTTTGATTGATGACACCGAAGATGTGATTGATGATTTCAACCGTGCAGGCGGCTTGGGTATTCTTCATGTCAATGTGGCAGATACGATCAAGGTATTGAAGGATGCATTTCAAATCCACTAAATACAAGCATATCATGTTTTTGTGGATAATCCGTTTACATACCGCTAATACTCCGTTATACGAAAGGAAAATATATGAGTTCATTTGCTAATCTCAAACGAAACAAGAGCTCGTTTGAAAAACTCACAAAGGCTATTGAAGCCGTCAATCAACCTGCTGATGCAGGTTCCAAAGAAGACACCCGATTCTGGCAACCACAAGTAGATAAGTCTGGCAACGGCATGGCTGTTGTTCGTTTTCTGCCTGCGCCGGCCGTTGATGGTGATGATGCACTTCCTTGGGTTCGCCTCTTTTCACATGGTTTTCAAGGTCCCGGTGGTTGGCTCATTGATAACTGTTTGACTACACTTAATCAAAAGTGTCCAGTCTGTGAACACAACAATATGCTTTGGAATTCAGGTGTTGAAGCAAACAAAGAAATTGTTCGTAAGCAAAAGCGTAAGTTGAATTATATCGCTAATGTTCTTATCGTTTCTGATCCTAAGAATCCTGAGAACGAAGGTCAAATCAAGCTCTTCAAGTTTGGCAAGAAGATTTTTGACAAGATCAGCGAGGCTATGAATCCCGAGTTTGATGATGAAAAGCCTATCAACCCATTTGATTTTTGGGAAGGTGCTAACTTCAAGTTGAAGATTCGTAATGTTGAAGGTTATCGCAACTATGACAAATCGGAATTCGATTCACCTGAAGCTCTTTTTGGTGGTGACGATGAAAAGCTTGAAACTCTCTGGAAGAAAGAACATTCTCTGAAGGAGTTTACTGATGCTAAACACTTCAAGTCCTATGAAACTTTGAAGGGTCGCCTGGATAAGGTTCTCGGCTTTGAAGGCGCACCAATTCGTTCTAAGGCTGAAGACACTATCGCAAAGATTGATGAGGATGTCATTGACACCTCAAATACTGGCGATGAAGATGACTTGGATTATTTCAAGTCTCTAGCAGAAGAACGCTAAAAGAAACCCCGCTTCGGCGGGGTTTTTTATTGTAGATTGACTGTTCTTCCAACTAATAATTTCATAAATTCAGTATCAACCACAGTTGGCTGGTTGTAAGCCTGTTGTTGTTTAAAACCACCGCCTTGAATATTGTTGTTTGTCGGAGCATTTACCACCACAGGTGGTAAAGCCGCCTGCGCTGCTCGCCTCAATACATCTGTAAAACTAGTGGTTGCGTCCGACACTCTTTGACCACTTTGACCAGCTGTTGATACTGGAGGATTAAGATTACCTGTATTTGGTGCACCTTGAGACATAGCTGTCTGACCAGCTTCACTAAAGGGTGAACTAACTCCTCTAAATTTATCTTGCAACTTAGAAAAGACTTGCGATGCTGGTAAATTTAAATGTGGATTTGTTGTTCTTGCTGAGCCTTTTTCATCTTTGAAAATTGGTTGTCTTTCTGCAAGAATGTCGTAAGTATTTACTGCGCCTCGACCTGTCCTTTGTGCATTAATTATATCTTGAAATCCGCCAGCTCCTACTGAGTGTGCCGCAGCGAGTTCCCAAGCTTCAGGTTCTCTGCCTAAAAAATTCTTTAACGATGTTCTATTGGCATTTGTTAATGCCGCTTGCATTTTATCTTGATTTCCAGGACTAAATTTTTCATTCATGCTTAGTCCTGCTAACTTAGCAAATTCTCGCACCGTCATAAAAGCGTATTTTCCAGCTCCCTGTGCGTTTGTTCCTAATTTTCTTTGTTCATCTTGATATTGTGCTATTTCTTCAAGTGTATTTTCTACTACAGGTTTTCCGTTCAACTCAAATTTTTGGCGAGGCCATAAACCAACAGTATTGTAATTATTTGCACTTTCTCCAAAGCCAAGAACTTCATTGTAGCTACGAGCTTGACCAGAAGGCACTGGAGCCGGCATATCCGCTCTAATTCCTCGCCCCCGAGGATCGGCCGGTGCCGGTGCCGATACAGGTGTTAGTGTTGATGCAGGTGCTGGTGCAGGTGCTGGTGCAGGCGGCGTGATTTGATATTGTTCACGCAACTTTTTGAGATTTTCCTGATAAAGGTCTTCCGGATTTGCAACTTCATTAACAAATTTTTGAAGATTTCCGGTTCTCGACTCTTTCACTTCAATTTGTTTTTTTATTTTGTCAATTTCTTCTTTTGTTTTAGGAATGACATTTTGTTCTTGACTAGTTAAAGCCCTTTGTCTACTTTTTTTATATTCTGGTGGGGCTCCCGCAGGCGGATTGTTAATTTCGTCTCTAAGTCTTTTTGCTAGTGCTTCGTCTTCTGCTAGTTTAGATTTCGATACTTCTAGTTCAGATTTCAATTCTTCTAAAGATTTTTCGCCCGTTGCTGCTCCATATGCACCAGCTACCGCAGGTATTGCAGCTAAAATAGCTAATCCTTTTGGTGATCTTATAGCTCCAGTTCCTAAAACTGATAATGATCCGTATGCTGCTATTGCCGCTAAAATAGCGCCTTTATTTTCTTTATAAACATTTTCTGTGAATCCTTGAGCATCTTTTACTGCTGCTGTAAAAACATTTGTCATCAATTGCATACCTGTTTGAATGACTGCTACTGTTTTTAAAGCCATATCAATAAAAGTATTTTTTATTGTTGACATCGTTTCGGAAAAACCGCCATCTGTAAATTTGTCAAGTGTTTTTGTTATTCTTTCTTTCAAAGAATCGAAATCTGGAAAAAGACTAAAATTTTCATCCAAATTAAGTTTTTTCTTTAAACTAGAAAAATCTAAATTTTCATACAATTGATAAAGAACATAACCAATACCTGCAGCAGCTAATAAACCGATCAAGCCTGCGCCACTAAGAGCTCCACCAATTATGCTGAATATGCCTCTGGCTGCGCCGCCGAGAAAACTTCCTATTCCGCCAATAATTCCTCCAGCCACTCCAGCTAAACCAGAAAATATAGAACCAGCGCCACTAACAATTCCTTTGATTGCACCTCCCACAATCGATAGTAGCCCGCCGCTGGAGCCGCCAACATTTTCTGAGATTTTAGAGGAAGTTGTTGGAGTTGGGCTTGTTTTGACACGTTCGTTTGTTCTTGAAAAAAATGTATTAGATTTTCTTTTTCCAAATTCAGTTTGTTTTCTAACGAGTCCAAAAATGTTGAAAATATCTTTTCTTATAAAGCTAATATTTTTTGCCATCGAAACAAAAATAGACATATCAACAGGAAAATTGCTCGAAGAAGTTTTAATAGACCTATTAACAGGAGAATTGCTCGAAAGAGTTTCTTCTGTCATTTTGGTGCTTTTATTTTTTTTGTAAATATTTAAAAGATTCATTTTATTTCTTCTGTTGTGCTTTTAATCTTTCTTTTTCCTCGTCTAAAAACTTAACCAACATTTCTATATAAATTTGTCGTTCCCAAGGAATCATATTGTCCAATTCAGTCAAACTATATTTGTGGTGGTGCATTAAAGCAAAATTAGTTTGATAGTAATTTCCTAAGGTATCATAACCAAACATTAGGCGAAAAAATTTTGCATACCTTCTACAATAATATCTTCCTCATAACCACATTTATTGCATTTAAATTTTAAATCTTTTTTAATTTTTGGCATGGAGTCAAAAAAGTTTTGTATTTTTTCCAAATCTTTTTGTTGTAAATTTTCAACAAATTCGACTAACTCTTTTTTGTCACAATCTTTCGCATAATAAATTTGTTCATCATCATAAATGTAGTCGATGCAATTAATGATAATTTCAATTAATGATATAACCCCATCTTTTTCGTTTAATTCTGAATTTGCAATTGTTTTTACTGTAGGATATCGCATCATCAGTCCCATTTTTTCACTAATTTCTATTTTTTTGTTATGATTCAA